AATTCCTTTTGCAACTTCTTCATCTTTAACTAAGGGTGGTTTCTCTTCTTCTTTGGGTGCTGATTTAGGAGCTGCGGTTTCCTGTGTTTTTAATCGATTGTATGGGCTAAATTTTTCATTTTCAGCGTCTTCAAGAGCATGTTGTCTCTTTTTTTTCATTCTATCATTTAATACATCCCGCTCTTTTTGTAATGCTTTAATCTGCTCATCTGTAGGCTGGGTTAATTTAGCAGCACCTGCCCCAATACCATACCCCGCACTGCCTCCTAATAGACCCCAGATAAAAGCTCTTTCATTTGCACCTGCTGTATTTCCTGTTATTCGTGAACCTGCGTAGGATGCACTTGCTGCAGCAGTACCACCAAGTACAGCTGTTGTTAATCCCATTTTCGCCTCTCTCCTTTTTGGATTTTTTACATCATCAAGACGACTTTGCATTTCTTGTAATTTTTTTTCGTCTTTTTCTCTCTCATCAACATTAAGATTTGGGAGACCTTTGGGATTCAAATTATAAACTCTTTCAGGGCTATATTGTTTACCTGAAAGATCCAGATTATTAAAAAATTTAAATTTTTCAAAAATATTGCCACCTTGAGGTGCATCTTTGAATTGATCTATAAGACTCCTAACCACTCTCAGTCCTTGTGCAAGGCCAGGTGCATATTTTTCTAAAACAGCAAGACCTTTAAATATTTTTGATTCATCATCGCTAAAAACATTCATAATAGCTTCAAAAATATTAAATACCGTTTTTAATGCAGCGTTTATTTTTTCGCTTATGGATTTTACAATTTCATTAAAAACATCTCCTATATTCATCTCAAGACCTGATTCAGGTACTCCGAAGCTTACATTTTTACCTGCCGCTTCCATTTTTATACCTGCAAATCCAAAAGCTCTGTCTGTAAACATTTTCATGAAATTAGTAACACCACGCACAGCAGGAAAATAGTTACCAATATTATCTAAAACTGAAATAATATCATTTTTATTTGCACCGCTGCCCTTGGTAACTAAGGAATATAAATCAACAAACGATTTAGATATGTTATTAAAAAAATCTCCTATTTGACTGAAGAAAGGTGCTGGGAATTCAGTAATTTTTTTAAAAATATCTTCAAAAGTAAATTGTTTTCCAAACATATTAAATTGCCTGCTCTTGTCACCGGTCAGATCGCCAGCTAATAATCTAGCTTTTGATGTACCAAAGAAGTCTGCAATAAATTCCGCTCCTGGAATAGCAAAAGCCAATTGCTTGATTCCTTTTGTAAAATCGCCTTGGAAGATACTAGTGAACCCTTCATAAGCATCTATGAGTCTGCCTACAAACGGTATGGATCGTATCATTTCTTTTAAGCTCTTGTCTTTACCTGCAAATTTCTGCAGTAAACTGGTTACACTGGATAGTATTTTGCCTTGTTTAAATTCTTCGAACATCTTTTTAAATGCAGGAAATTTGGTCAAACCAAAAGCTAATGTAGCTACACCACCTAACAGTAGGCCGATGGGACCCAGAATACTGGACATGAATCCCTTGTCTTTTTGACGCAATCCTCTGAACTCTTTTAAAATGGCTTCATTGGTTTTAGATTGATCTAATTTACCTATTAACTGTTTAGTATCTTTTGTGAATCTTACTTCTTTTGGCTCTTTGTCTCTTTTAGCTTTTTTTTGCTCTTCTGTTTGATATACAGTAAAGAACTCACCTATTTTATCAAATTTCTTACCTAACGTAATTTGTATTTTTTCTAATGTATCTGATACTCTCTTGTTACTTTGCTCTATAGAGGTAAAGCCAGATCCCATAATAGAGGACATCTGTTCAAAGGTAATACCATCCATACTAAATATTTATGAAAAAATACTTAGATAGTAAAGAACGCACCGTCAACTTCTATAGCAACATTATCTAGGAAAGCATAATATTTTTCTATATCTCTATAAGACTTAATATAATCTAAGATTTGGTTATTAATCTGTGAAGGCAGTTTTTCCACTATTTGAACAATATCATCAATTCTTTGGTTCTGTGTGCTGTACTCAAAGGTTTTATCTTCTTTAGTAATTTTAATGGTTTTAACAAATTTAATTAATTCGTAAACAAACAGCTCACCAATAACGCTTTTAAAGTCTTTATCTGCGGTAGTACGTAATTTATTAAGGCTAAATTGGCTCATTTCTTTTTCAAAACCTAATTTCGGAGCTTGAAGCGATACACAAAAATTATTGAAAATAATATCTTTTTCAAAAGCAAAATCATAATTGGCTTGTGGAAAGGTAGTAACAAGATCGTTCAAATTTAGGTCACGATCTTCAAATTTATATGTTGCATCTAAGCATTTAGCTCTCAATGCAATTGCTATGGCTTGCCTATCAAATGTATAGAAATCATTGATGTCAATGCTGTCAAGAACATTTTCACTCAATATGCCGTGAAAGTTTATAATAAAAGATAGTTTTGTGAGCGTTTCATCGATGGACGATTTTAAAAGATTTTTTTGTTGTTTTAAATTTAATGATTTGAAGCGTACTTCCTTCTTGAGAGACGGTACATAGATGGGTATAAAGTTGTCTCTGTTTAGAATATCCAGTTGTGATATGATTTCAGAGGTGTTACTCATTTATAATAATTAGTTTAAGGTTGAGGTATATCCACAGGAGATTTGGTCTGTTTATTTCTATCTTCTAAGTCTTTCTTAAACAAGTTTATATAAATATCGATTTCAGCTGGTGTTATTCTGTCTAAATCTTCTAACGACATGTTCATCTTTGTAAACAGGAAAAATTCTATTTCATAGAATGAGAGTAAATCTCTCTTAAAAATAAATTTAAGAAAGTCAAAAATACTCTGCACATTGGAAGAAAGAAAAATTTCAATATTTTCGGATAAATCAGCAGGGTTTTTAATCATAAACAAACAAACTTTAGAAAGTAGAATTTCCAGATCTCTTTTAAATTCATTTATTTCTTTAAAAATATTTGCTGGTAAATTGTTTAAAATTTCTTCTGTAACTGGATATTCACTGCCATTCAAAAACACAGTTTCTATAAAACTAATATATTCATCTTCATAGTAAAGTTGATTGGGTATTTTTAATGTGACATCTATATCATTATTTAAAGATATCTTTTTGTTGTAAAAATTATCTAAATTAATATCTTCAATCTTTTTAATAAAATCAATAATATTGATATCCTGTTTAAAGTTTTTACTGCCTAATGTGAGTTCCAGCTTATCGGACACACACACAGCTCTAATTGTGAGCAGAATTATAATTTTTTCTAAGAAATTGCATGGAGGCAAGTCAATTACATGTGTTTTTACAATGTCCTCTAATAATATATCAATTGATTTGTTGTTATTATTGGTAATATTTTTTACTAAATTTTTATATGAATTAAAAGAAAGCTCTTTTATTAAAGCATTTTTCTTTGCAAAAGGCAGATAGCAAGAATATAGAAAATTCACTAAATTATTTACAAGAACCCTAGAGGATTAATACTACCAATGCCATTTTGAAAGCTAGTAATTCTTGGAATTTCGCCATTAGAAATTCTGTTTACTATGTCAGCAATAGGTAGATATAGATTGTTTTCTACTGTATAATTTGAATATGTCCATCTGGTTGAATATGTTGTTAATTTATCATTTTCATAGTCTAAGTCTTGTTCAGATATTTGATATGGTACACAATTATAGAAGTGAAACACTTTTCTAGGTATCATGGAAATGCTATGATACGTTCGTGTATATTCAAGTAATGTCATGTTGACTTTCATGTTTCTAAGATCTTTTCTAACTCCTGTATCGCCTGGCCGTGCAGCTAATCCATAATGAGACGCGAGAATGACCCATGGTCTGATAACAAAATCTATGAATGAGGTGTTTGTATCTCTAAAATTAATAACTAAAGTTGGTGCTTCAGTGGATCTGCCACCGCCCAAGACACCGGGTAAAAAGCCTCTGTTGTTTTGTACAGAAGTAGTTAACACATCAAATTGCTCAGTAGGTATGGTTATGGCATGTGCAAATAAGCACCCAATTACTTTTTGCAGAGGATAGCTTGCAAGAATTGTTTTTGCGGTATCTATATCAAATCCTTTCTTGCTGCCATCTGTACGTTCCAAACCTTGTATTAAGTTGGTTCTTAGCCCTTGTGGGTAGTTATCAATTACCACACACCATTGAGAAGAATTTGGAATAGCGGTAAACCACGATTCCATTTGAAATAGGAAGTAATCTCTTACGCTAACAATGGGTACACCAGGTATATTGAATCCAAATAAATTGGTAATTTGTGGGGCAAAAAGAGGGTTTTGACCTGTCGCGAGGCCAGCAAAATTCTGACCAAGTCCGTTAAGAGCATCAGTGAATGGATTATTCACTTAAATATTTAAGAAAAAAATTAAAGTTAGCTGAGTTTTCTCCAGTAATGGTAAGAAACGGTTGCAGTGAATTCGATTGTTTCGCCAGTACCGGTAGCAATATTATATGTTAAGGGGCCAACACTTCTTACTGAAACACCAACCAATTGATATTGTGCCACTTTGTTCATTTGATTATCGAGCTGAAGTAAATCTATGATAGCTGTCTGCTTTGGTGCAAAATAATTGCCAGTGGAATTGCTATCATCAAAAATATCTGTTGACCATTGTTCGAATTTTTGTCTTATCTGCGATTTTGAATCCGCATAAAAAGTAAGACTGTATGCATTGGATTCAGGATATACAGCATTTCCTGGGATATTAAAATTTAATCCCATGTAGGGAATTGGGATGTTTGTTATCTCACGACCAGGTAATGATGCTGTCTTTACATACACTAAGTCACTGTCATCAAATGTTACTGTACTGGCACCGCCGGTGTTAATTGAGAGTACTCTGAAATTAAAATCACGTGCAAATTCACGCGACGTTGCTATTCTGTAGAAGTCAGTAATGAGTTGATTTACGTCTGCCATATAAAATATTTATTAGGAAACTATCTCTTGGAAGCTAGTTCCTGTTCTGGTTGCGTAAAAATTGCAAAGAATATACTCTGCACTTCGTACTGGTTTAATATAGATATCAATTACAATTGTGTTATCATCAATAACATTGGGTGTGTTGTTGCGTTCATCACAGATGATCAAATAGTCATAAACACCTTGTGTATTTTTTGCGTTATCAAAAATAGGTGAGATTGAATTCAATATTTGCGTCCTTGTGAAGAGAGTGTTGGGCTCAAATATAAAATATTTTACAGTATCACGTGTTGCAGTCTCCAGACTCAAGAACAACCTGCGCACATTAATTCTATCAAATGCACTGGGCAGTTTCTGGAGTGTCTTTTGACCAAATATAACGTATCCTTCTGCAGGGAAGAAGGTCACAGGGTTCAAGCTGATACGATACAGAAGATCGCGTTGCTTTTGCTTGGGATAAAGGGCAATATCAACAACACCTGTCAGAACACCGCGAGTAAATCCTGCTGGTGCAAACCATGGTTGGAAGTTGGAATCGGTATTTGCCATTGCAGCTGCAGCAAAGCCTGAGAAAGGAACCCACACATCTTGATTTGTTGTAACATCTGAAACACGTGCACAATTGGCGAATGTGCATGCATAACTTGTATTAATACCAGCAAATTGATTTTTTAATGGCCAGTAAATGTTGTTATTGAACGAATTTGTTGCAAGATCAAGGGTTCTGATGTTTGAACCTTGCACAAATATGTTTGTAATGGGGTCAGCAATGAACAGATGATCTTTACGTACGTTAGTAAAGTTTAAGAATGATGTTGCAACTTCCATGTATCTTGAAGCTGCAAAAGGTGTTGGTCCAGATTGTGCTGTTAGCGATTGCACAGCACTATCATATGGAACTGTATCATCAAAATAACCTGACGTTGCAAGATTGAAGGAGTTGAGATAAACTGTGCCTAAGCCAGCTTCTGTTGTGAGATTGATAGGATACAGATCCACATTATTAATTTTATCAAAAGCGTAATCGAGCTTGGTTGGTACATTGCCAATGATCTTTGTGGTTAAATCCTGGTTATCATAATCGCCAAGGGCAACTAGATTGTTGGTCTCACCTAATAAATTTAAAAATCCGCGTACTTGTGCAATTGGCGCGCCAATTCTGTTGATATAATCTTGTGATGATTCACCATCCAGGTATTCTGACATGCCTTGACTGAGAAAACGGACTTTCTTTGTTGGTAGACCGGTAGAATCAAGCCATGTGGGCTTATTTTTATTAGAAATAAAGGGGTTAACTATTGAGATGATGTTTGTAGAATTATTATCCACTTGCTCAATAAAGTTGCTTATTGCAGGTCCGCCATTTTGTGAAGCAATTTGACGGTTGTAATCAAAGGAAGCAGTGAAGCCGTCTTTGAGAATGTAGTCAAGAGCAATCACATCAGGTGAGCTGGATGATTGTACGAGCTTGAAGACACCCACAGAGACTGTATCATCAAATTTACTTGATGATATATCATATGATGGTATGTTCTCTAAGATTTCTGAAATTGTCAAGTTATTTCCACCACCCGTGCCTGCTGCAGCGCTCAAACCAAAGTTTAAACGAGTTGAAGGCACGTTCACATAATCACTACCGCCTATTGCTTGTGCCTCATTGTTGATGGATAAAACTGAATTTATGTCATTATAAGGTGTGGCAGGATTGAGGTTAGTATTATCAATAATACCAACATATGTTCCTTCATAACGCGTATTAATGGTAGTTTGTGCTTTATTGAGAAGCACAAGACCTGCATCTTTGAGAGATGCAACATTACTAAAAGTTGTTGTGCCGCTAGTATTATTTGACCAAGTAAATCCATCACCTCTCAGAATAGAAAGATATTCAGCTTGTGTAAGTTTAAGATGGGTAGGTTTGCCAAAGAAATATACTGAATCATGGCGATCAATTGCAGTTGAAGAAACCCCGTTGACATATGAGGCAACTGGGTAAACAAGAGCACTATATTCTGTACTCACATCAAAACCTGCACCATTGCCATATGGCAGTCTATAGACAATTACGCTTGCTGGTGACTGTAGTATAGCTTTTGTTGTGTGATAGAAATATCTCTCAGCAGCATTGCTGGGTTGACCATATATCTGCTCAAACTCAGAAACAGATGTTACACTGATGGGTTCTGAGGAAGGACCTTTGGCTGCAAACCCTGGAATAAATACCACAGTGGGTTGTGCTCCAACGTTTCTTAATGTAAAATCTTGTTCAGTTATCTGTACACCGGGACTTTGAATTGTGCGTGCCATATAAATTATTTATTGTTTTTTGGATAAAACTTTTTAGTTTTTTACAAACTATCTACACTCTCCACTAAAGAAGCATGAAATTGTGAATAATTAAATGTAGCTGATGTCTCTATTTCACCGGCATCTCTATTGTTATAATCAATACCCGCTAAACTGGTAGGAAACGCGTTTGTGTATACAAACTCAATGACTCTTTTATCATATTCATCCAAAGAGAAGATTGACAAGTTGGATGCATATTCAAGATTAATGGATTTATTATTGTTTGTCATGATATCACTGCCATCATATATGCCTGTCTTACTGTCATTTAAGATGTTTAACCACTTATAAATTACCCAATAATTGTTAAACCTGTTGTCGACAGTAAAATTAATAGTGAGAGGCGGATAGGCCGGCCTGGTGAGAGAGGATGTGAGCAAGGTTTGACCTGCATATTTTAAGGGTATTGCAGGTATTTCGATGTTAGGCACAATACTGCCATACACTGAGAATTGAAGAGAGTCTTCTTTGATTGTTGCTTCACTGCGATTAATTTTACGATCAATGCCTTTTAGTCCTTTGGGCAGGTTCAATATGAGCAAAAATTTATCTTTTCTGCTTTTATTAAAAATACTTTGCGAATATGGAACGAGGTTTGCCATATATTAACTTAATCTAGACCACCCCTGTGACTCCAATTCTTTTAAACCTTCAAGCTCTTCTTGATCTGCTTGTGAAAACACAATAGGCGATGTTGAGCCCATGGATGCATCCTTTTCATTACTATATATTGAAGTGGGATTAATAAAATATTTTATTCCGTAATCTAGCGATTTAATTGTTAATGGTTTTTTATTTGCATCAAATTCGCTGACATCAAAATATTTTTCAACTAAATCATTTTCTAAAATCATTAATGCCCATATCAAGCTCATTACCCGGTCATCCCAATTATCCATTCCAGGTTTAGCGCTCCACGTGCCATTAGGGTACCGAGTAAAAGCTTTTAATTCTTTTAGTGTTTTTACATCTTTAATTTTTACAGATTTTAATTCATTAATCCAGTACCTCATGTTCATTACACCTTTGTACTTTGAATTGGTATGAGCCAGTACACCTGGTTTGTTGTAACTGGTACCGCCAATTTTTGGACCATATGAAACAATATTCTCATACATGTGTGTATTTTTAAGTTGATCAACCACTTGTGCACCACAATTGTTTCTCTCAATCATAGCAAGCGGTGAGCCCCAATGTTGTAAAATTTCAAATAATTTTGTTGTAAAATTATAAGGACTTATGAT